GGCGGTGATGGTCAGGGTGTGGTCGCCGTTCAGCAGCTTGAGCCACTGGTCGGCCGTGATCTCGAGCTCGTTGGTGTCGCCGAGGGTGGCCGTGTAGGTGCGCAGCGTGGTGGTGTCCAGTTTCTCCACGACCGTGACCTGATGGCCGTCGGCGTCGGTGACGGTGTACTCGTAGGAGGGCGGCGTGGTGGTGAAGCTGCCGAGGTCGGTGTCGCTGCCGCTGATGACGGGCGGCCGGTTGTTGGTGACGGTGCGCACGGCGCTGGTGGTGTAGGCGCTCTCGGCCCCGGCGGTGTCGTATGCCTTGACGCGGTACTGCACGCTCGTCCATCCGTAGGTGATGGAGTCCGTGTAGCTCCGGGAGCTGCCGCTGTAAATCTGCGCCCATGTGCCGTCGTCCACCTTGCGCTCCAGCTTGTAGCCGGCGAGGTTGCCGTCGGGATCGGTCGACTGTCCCCACGAGATGCTCAGGTTTTCGCCGCCGATGACCTCGCTCGGGACAGTGATGGTGCCGGGGGCCGTGGGCGGCTGGTTGTAGACGATTGTGTAGCAGCCGTCCGAGTCGGTGGTATCGGAGACCAAGAGATCGGATGACAGATTACAAGCGGGGCGCAGGCCGTAGTAGCCGAAGTAGGCGTTGTTCCAGCTCAGCGTGCCATCGCGCCAGACGTAGCGGGCGATGCTGGCCGACCCGGCATAGGCGTCCCGCAGCCAGTAGTACCACGCCTGATTGGCGTCGACATCATAGTTGGAGTTGGCAGCGGCCGAGGCCGAGACGGTAGCGATGCGGCTGGAGTTGTCGCTGAAGATCGCCAGCTTGCTGCCGCACACATGGTCGCCCGAGAGGTTGACCTCGGTGCAGGACAGGGGGAAAACCTTGTCCACGCAGGTCTCCGTCCCGCCGCCGTCAGTGGAACTCTTGCCGACGGTGATGGTGGTGGCGAGCAGGGCGGCCCGCTCGTTGGCCGTGAAGCCGTTGAGGAAGCCGGCGATGGTGTTGTAGGCGTTGTAGCCGCTCCAGACGTGGGGCGAGTCGGGGGCCTGATCCGCCGAGTGCTGCGCGGTGTACCACCGGCCCGCGGCTGCGTCGCTGTTGAGCCACTGGCGCAGGTTGGAGTAGATGTAGCGGTTATTGCCGTAGTTTCGGCGGTCGCTGTTGCCGTTGGCCGGCTCCATCGCGTCGAAGCACAGCAGCTTGATGATCTGGTTGGTCACGAGGGTGACGCTGTTGGCGGGGTAGCCGGCGTGGTTTTTGTCGGCCTTGATCCAGATGATCGGCGCGCCGTAGAGGCTGCCGAACTTGATTTTTGCCTTGTTGGCAAGGCTTCCGAGGGTTTGAGGCATGAGTCTTGTCTCCTTTCGGTAGGTTTTAGCTCCGGGAAGTATGCGAAGAAATAGGCGTCCATGTTCTGCCGCAGGTGGTAGGTGTTGCCGTGCGAGATGTGGCCCGTCCAGCTTGCGTAGGATTGGCCCACGCTCTCGAGCGTCATCTTGCCCCTGTCCACGAGGCCGCGGAACTTGCGGATCTTCCGCTTCATGTTGTCGATGCTCTTGGCCCTCACCTTTCTGACCACCTTGCCGGTGCTCGTGAGGTAGGTGTGGAAGCCGAGGAAGTCGATGCCATTCTTGAGCGGGAAGATCTGCGTCTTGCCGTTCAGGCGCAGGCCCAGCGGCTTGATGTGCGCCTCGATCTTCTTGAGGATCTCCCGGAGCAGCAGCTTGTCGCTGCTGATGATGTAGAAGTCGTCCATGTAACGGCCATAGACGAGGCCGAGGTCATCCCGCAGCCAGTGGTCGAAGTCGTCCAGATAGAGCAGGGCGAGCAGTTGGCTCGACTGGTTGCCGATGGGGATCCCGGGGTCTGGCGTGCTGTCGATGACGATCCAGAGCAGCCACTCGACGAAGTCGATCAGCTCCTCGTCAGACAGGAAGGCCAGAGCCTTGCGGGCCTTCTCGAAGCAGACGACGTGCAGCAGGGTGTAAAAGAACTTGGAAAAGTCACCTTTCAGCACCCAGCCCTCGGCGTAGTCCCACTCCTCCATCGGCCGGTATGGCAGGCCGGCGGCCCGCCGGGCCTCCTCGTCTGCTGCCTTCCGGCTGAAAAAGTAGTGGCGCATGGCGTCGGCCAGACGGTCGAGGCCGTCGTGGGTGCCTTTGCCGATTTGTCCGGCATAGTTATCCCGGATGAAGCGCCGGGAGAACACGGGCTCGAGGACGTTGTCGCAGAGCGAGTGCTGGACGACTTTGCCCTCGAAGTCTATGGCAAGGACGAGCCGCTCCTTGGGCTCGTACACCTTGAAGGGATAGTAGGGCCCGAAGGTGTACTCCCGCCGCTGGAGGCGGTCAGAGAGGTCGGCCGTGCGCTCGATGGCCTCCATGCGGTAGCGCATGGCCGTGGGGTTGTCCCGCTTCCCGCAGCGGGTCTTGCGGTATGCTTTGTATAGCGAGTTGAAGCTGTTGACGATATTCTCCATGTGAAAAAATCCCTGCCGTCGGCAGCTCCGGCCACGCTTTGCGTGCGCCGCCGGGAGCATCGGCAGTCCTGTGTTTACCCATGGCCGGGCCGGTCATACGGCGCCGGGTGCGGGAGGGATACGCCTTCCTTGGATGATGGTGCACAGTGTTCGCCGGCCGTCTCCGGCCGGTTAATAAGTCGGGCTATCCATCGAAGCGGGGCGCAGGCCGTTGTTGCCGTTGTAGGCGTTGTTCCTGTTCAGCGTGCCATCGTTCCTGACGTTGCGGGCGTTGTTGGCCGACCCGGCACGAAAAAACAAGGCGTACCCCACGGGCTGCCTATTGATGACGCGCCTGCGCGTCCATCTTGGCGGCCCTTTCTTTATCGGATTTGTACCATTTAGCGGTCTGATTTTTGACGCCGGCCGCCATCCGCGACCAGTGTGCAAAGGCGTCGTCGCCGAGCCCGCTGAGGATCTCGTGGGCGAGCTCGATGTGGTGGATCAGCTTCCGGCAGTTGCGCAGAGCTGAGCGTTGCGCCCGGTATCGCAGCTCCCGCTCCTGCGGGTCGGTCAGGAGCAGGTCGTTGGCTTCCATCAGGTCGGCGACGAGGTCGCTGGCCTCGTTCATCATCCGTTGCGCCAGCCCGAGCCGTTCCTTCTTGGGGAAGATGTTCGGGTTGCGCGTCTTGATGTAGGTGTGCTTCTCGAGCTCCTTGGCGTCGCTGATGACCTGCATCTCCGGGAGCTTTTCACGGCCGAAGGGCGGGCGGCCTACATTGGCCCGCTCGTATGGCCGCGAGTGTCCGTTGCTTGCCGTAGTACCTCACCTCCTCCCCTTTGATGGTGATCCTCGCGCCGGTGCCGTCGTAGGCGGTGCCCTGAATGACGATCACGCCGTCCTCACGCTTGCAGCATGAGCAGGGCGGCGCCAGCTCGACAAACAGGTGCGCGATGATGCAGGACGCCTCTGCGGGCGGGATCGGCGTGTAGCCGTAGCCGTCCATGGCTTAGCACTCGAGGCGCTGAAGCGTAGCGTTCCAGACGCCAGAGGTGAGGGTGATGCCGTCCAGATTGGCAAAAGTGATCTGGAAGGGGTTGGTCGTGATGTCGCCGAACACAGCGTCCCACAGGGTCGTGATCTTGCTGGTGTTCTGCTGGACGACGTTGCTCAGGTCGACCACGGCGGCCGCGGCCTGCTCTGCGATCCCGACGGCCTGCTGCGCGAGGAGGATGGCCTGATTGGCCGTGGCCTGCGCCGCGAGGGCGATGGCCTTGTAGTTTTCGTAGTCCTCCTTGGTGGCGTAGGCGTCCGCGGGGATGTAGGCGGTCACGTTGGTGGCCGTGCCGATGGCGGTGACGATGTCGATGGTTTTCTCGACGATGGTGGCGCCGCCGGTCGGCGGGATCCACTCGGCGAGGTCGCCGCAGTTGCCGTAGCAGTACAGCACCTCGCCTACGTCCTCGTCGGGATCGTCCGCATAGAGGCCGAGCTCGCGGTAGTAAAAGCCGTCGTTGGTCTGGTCGTTGGTGAACACGCCGCCCACGGTGACGGTGCCGTCGCCGTTCACGACGCATTTGGTGATGTCGATGGTCGCCTTCGGGCTGACCACGCCGGTGAGGGAGCGGGGCGTCTGGCCCTCCTCGAGGTAGCCGTCGCCGAGGACGATCTTGGTGTAGTTGATCTGCTGGCCCGCCACGCCCTTCGCCAGAACGAGAAGGCCCGCGGCGGTGATGTCGTTGTTGATAAATGCGGCCATGTCTTTCTCCTTTCCTTAGTCTGAAGCGAGGACGCTGGTGCCGATGGTGACGGTCTCCCGGTTGTTGTCGTGGACGACGGCCCCGTGGTAGAGGTGGATCTCGTCCGTCCCCATGACGTGCCGCTCCTCGCCGTGCTCTCGCACGGCCATCCCGGCATAAAGGAACATCTCGCCGGTCAGGCAGATCAGGATCGCGTCGAGCCATGCGCTGCGCCGCTTCACGGTGCGCAGCAGCGAGAGGAACAGGTCGAGGTTTTCGTTGACGAGTCCCGGGTTGTCGCTCAGCACTTTGAAGTGGTAGGGCTTGCCGCCGTACTGATACCACTCCCTGACCTCGCCGGTGCCGAAGTAGTCGGCGATGATCTGCGCCACGGCGTAGGGGGTGCCGAGCTTGGCATAGACGCGGTCGCTGTTGCGGATGACGGCCCGCTTGGTCTCGATGGGTGCGGTGCTGTCATACCACTGGATGTTCAGCTCCCACGCCATCTCGTCCAGCTCGGCCTCGCTGAGCTGGTCGATCTTGTCCCACCTGCTCAGCAGCTTCAGACGGGCGAAGGCGTCCCGGGATAGGGTGTCGCAGCCGGCGGCCAGCCCGCGGTCGGCGCCGTCCTGCGCCATCCACGAGGGCAGGAGCTTGATCATCTCGACTTCGCTGAGTCGCATTTAGACCACCTCGCTCTCTGTCTTATGGCTGACAGTCAGGTGCCCGCTGAACTTGGCGACCTGTGTGTCGCTGACGGGTGTGTAGACCGGCTTGGTCACGTCCACGCGGAAGGCGCCGGTCAGGTTTTCGCCCCACGACGGGCAGAGGATCCGCTTGCGGAGCTGGTCGGGGTTGATGTCCCGGCCCAGCGCGCCCACCTGCCACTCGTTGTAGCGGTCGATGGCGCCGCCGGTGCCTTCCACATTGGCGACGACCTCGGCCTCTGTCTCGGGGGTGGTGTAGTAGACGATCTCGATGTCGTAGGTGATGACCTCGGGCGCCACGGCCGTGACCACGTCGGTGAGCGGCCGGATGTCCGAGGCGTTGCACGCCTCCAGCACCTTCTCGAGGATGCTCTCGTCGGGGACGGCGCCGCCTTCCAGCAGGGGGACGATCTTGACGCAGCCCTCGAGGGTGCGGGTGATGGTGATGTCGAGGCTCGTGGCGTCCGCGAGGGCGCCCTTGAGCTCGATGGTCAGCAGGTCGTCGGTGTAGTCCACAGTGTAGTCGGTGTCCTCCACGCCGGCCGTGCTCTCCCCGTGCTCCTTGACGATCAGGGTGTCCGGCAGCAGCCGGCCGCCGCCGATGAAGGCGTGGCCGTCGTAGACCGCGAGGGTGCGGCTGATGGTTTCCGTCTCGCTGACGGCCCGGGCGTCGATGATGGAGCTGTCGGCCGTCATGGCCCAGTAGATGTAAGCCTGTTCCGGCCCGGCCGTAGACCGGGACGCCGGCGCCAGTCGGATGCGCTCGCGCAGCCGGTTGTCGCCTTCCTCGGTGTAGGGCTCGCCGTCGTCGCCGCCGGCCGTCGCCGTGATGTTGGTGACGCTCTCGATGTAGGGGATCAGGTCGACGAGGGTGGTGATGGTGCCCGGGGCGTACCCGTTGTACTCGGTGCCGTTGCTGACGGCCGAGGTCGGGATCTCCACGGAGTAGGCGCCGGCCTGAAGGACGGCGATCTCGTCGGTGGCAAAGTAGTGGTCGCTGTCCGGCGTCACCTTCGTCCACTTCGGGATGATGATGTTGTTGGGCTGCGGCGTGCTCACGGAGAAGCGCATGGTCGTCTTTGCCGGGGATCCTTCCAGCCGGTGGACATCCAGCCGCTCGCCGATGGCGTCCAGCACCTCGCCCCGCGCATAGCGGAGAAGGGTCTGCCGCCCGGTGTCGTCGAGGCTGTTGTAGAGGGCGACGAACACGGCCACGAGCCCCTCGCCGAAGATCCGGCGCTCGTCGCCGGGGTACAGAGGCTCGCCGGCGCCCTTTTCGAGCGCAGCGATCAGGGTGTTGTAGATGGTCGTCGCGTCGGTGGTGGTGAGGTGGATGTCGTCGCCGTAGGTGTTGGTCTCGTCGCTCATGCTGTTCACCTCCTTCAGAGTGTGTTGTTGTCAATGCTGGCCCGCAGCTCGAAGTCGCCGGTCTGCGCGACCAGAGCGACCAGATCGGACGAGCTCAGGCGCACGCGGGGCTCGTAGGTTTCCACGACGAACTCCACGTCGGCGGCCAGATCGTTGGCAGCCGTCCCGCTCGGCTTGTCGATCAGGGTGCGGTCGATCCCCTTGATGCGCTCGTATGGCACCTCGCCGCGGATGGTCTTTAGGAGGTTTTGCACGCAGGTCTCGGGCGCTGCGTTGCCGCTTGCTTTCATGGGATCACCTCGCTTTAGGTCAGTTGGGTGTTGTTGGGTTTCTTTGCAGCTTTGTCGCTGCTGGATGCGCCGACGGTGATGGCGCTCAGGCGCGGGCCGACGCCGGTGGAGACTCCGGCCGGGGACGAGCTGCCCCCGTTGGAGCTGCCGGCGGTCGCCTTCTTGCTGCTGGCCTCCTCGGCGAACTCCGTCAGGTTGATGGTGATCTTGCCCTTGAGGATCCGGCCGAAGTTGTCGACCGTCGTGTCGCCGAGGCTCACGCCAGTGAGCTGAAGGTTGGCCGGGCCGAAGCGCGTGCCGCCGAGGTAGAAGGGGGCGTACTGGCCCACCAGTGCCGTCCACGACTCGTACTCGCCGCGGACATCGCAGCCCACGGCGACGCCGAGATCGAAGTCGAAGCTCATGCTCTGGAGCTTGAGCGCCTTGGTCTTGGTGGCCGGGGATCCCGCCTTGTCGTCGCTGTTCTCGGTGTCCAGCTCCACGCTGGCCGAGACGCCATTCAGGGCGGCGATCCGCTCGGGGGAGACGCCCCATGTCTTGCCGTTCCACGATGCCATGACGGACATGATGCTCGGCCTCCTTTCTTAGTGCGGGCCGGTTGTCTCTCCGTGCGGTGCGGTGTGGGTGTGGCTGTTCAGGCTGATGCCGCTGGCCGTGACATCGGCCGACGGTACGCTGACGCCCTTGTCCTGCACGGTGAGCGCGCCCTTCTTGATGGTGATGTCGCCGGGGACGATGCCGGGCCACTCCCCGTCCATGCGGGAGAGGATCAGGCCGGTGCCGTCCTCGAACATAGCGTAGGCGACTTCGACGCCGGGGCTCAGGTTTCCCATGTCCCCGCGCAGATACCACGGGATCGTCAGCGGCCTCGTGACGAGGCTGTCGGCGGTGCTCGGGAGCACCCGGGCCGTGGTCTTGTCGCCGTTTCTGTCGGGCTCGCCCTCGATGCTCGAGATCTTGCCCTTTTGGATCATTTGGGTGTTGCTGTTTGGCATGGTCAATATCCCTCCAGAGGCTTGCGCAGATAGAGCTTGCTCCGGGTCTTGACGTAGTCGTGCCGGATCCGGCTCACGAAGGCCGTGCCGTCCCACGAGGCGACGCCCTCGGTGGAGAGCGTCACCACGGAGCCCGCTGCATACTCGCGCAGCAGCGTCCCCGTCCAGAGCGTTGCGACGGTCGCCTCTTTGTTGGCGTCCCGGAGCAGGCCCTTAGCGAAGCGGTCGGCCTCTGCTTGGTCGGTCATGCGGAAGGGGAGGATTTTGCGCAGCACCTTGTCGCCCCCGGCCGGCGCCGAGAAGGTGCCGGTCAGGCCGCCGTTGACGGCCTCGGCCGAGCCGTAGGCGTAGGCGCCCTCGTCCCGGTACTCGAAGTCGTTGGCCGGCGTGATGGTGATGGTGTCGACGGGCTGCTGGCCCTCCATGTATGCCTCGTCGTAGACGACCAGCTTGCCGTCATAGACTAAAAAAGCCGCGCCCTCGAGGGTGCAGCGTGCCTGAAGAAAAGCGAAGTCGGGGAGGTTGTTCTGCTCGACGTAGTCGTAGGTCTGGTCGGTGATGCCGTAGGTCTCGACCGTGAGGCCGTGCCGGCCGGCGATCTCTTGGATCAGTTGCAGGAACTTGACCTTTTCCCACGACTTGCTCCTCTTGTCCTTGGTGGATTGCGGGGCCGAGTAGGCCCGCAGGGTTATGAGGCCGGACTCAGGGACGACGCTCTCGACGAACATCTTGCCCGTCTTGGCGGCGCCGTCCTCGACGGCGATGGTGTCGCCCTTCTTGGGGCTCCACCTGTCCCACAGCTCCCGGGTGTCGTTGAGCTTGAGCAGCAGCTCGTCGCTCTGCTTGTCTGCGTACATATCGTGGTAGCAGCGGTGGACGCTGATCTCGGGGTAGATGTCCGTCCCCTCGTAGATGATTTTCACGGGGCAGGCTCACCTCCTCCACGGCGGCAGGGTGTCGGGCGTCTCCACAGTCTCGACGATGGGGATCCGCACGGCCTCGCCGCCCTCGAAGATCAGCACGTCGCTGAGGTCGGGGTTGGCTGTGATGATGGTGCTTGCCATGCGCTCCTCGTTGTAGGCGACGAGCGCGATGCTGTCGAACGTGTCGCCGCCCTGCGCCACATAATCAATAAAGCCGACTGTCTGCTGTGACATAAGCGCCGCCCTCCCTTCTGCTGAGTGCCTCGAGAATGAAGTCGATGAACTCCGGCTCGAGGTCGCGGAGCTTTCGGATCAGTGCGTCCTCGTCAGTGTCGCCCTCGACCTTGATCTGCGGAGAGAAGGACAGGCCACTCAGATCGTAGACCACAGCAGTGCCGGAGCCGCCGCTGAGCAGCTCGTAGTCGCTTTCGCCGTCAGATGCCCCGAGCATCCGGCCCGCCTCTGCCCAGTAGGACAGGTTTTGTGAACGGTATGCAGGGTTGAAACTGATGACCGCCTCGGTCGGGTAGCGTGGATCCTCGCCGGCGATGGACGGCCCTCTTGTGAAGCCGCCGGTCGCATAGCCAGAGACAGACGCGCTGCCGCCTCCACCTCCGAACAGGCCGGCGATCTTGGAGATGACGCCAGAGCCGAAGCTGACGATCTTCGATACCCAGCCGACAATCGTGCCGAGCACGCTGGCGATGGGTTCCAGAATAGACAGCAGCGGAGTCAGCAGTGGGGTGATGGCGCCGATCAGGCTCAGGATCGGGGGGAGTAGTGCCTGAACGAGCTGCATCAGGGGATCAAGCAGCGGCATGATGACGCTGTTGACGATTTGCAGAGCCACTTCCAGCAGCGGGGTGATGACCGGCAGCAGGCTCGAGATGATGCTCACCAGCACAGGCAGCACGGCGCTGACGATCTGCGTGATGATAGGGAGCACGGTGGCAAGCAGGCTGGCAATAGGCGGCAGGATCGCGGAGACGATCTGCATGAGTGGCGGGAGGAGCGTCTGCACGAGGTTGAGAAGCGGCGGGAGCAGAGTGCTCATTAGCTGCGTCAGAACTGGCAGAAGGTCGGCCGCGAGCTGAGAGATCAGGGGCAGAACGTCCTCGAGGGCGTCGGCAGCGCCGGTCAGGAACTCGTCGACAAACGGGGCCGCAGCCTCGACCGCCTTGGAGATGGCCGGAGTGATCTGCTCCATCAGTTTTTGCAGGGTCGGCATGAACTTGTTGAGCCCGTCGAACACAGTGTTCGCCATAGGCTTGAGGGCCACTTCGAGCCCCTGCTTCATAACCTGAAGCCGCTCGGCGAAGTCGTAGGTGTCATCAGCTGCGCCGGCGATTGTCTCGCCGTTTTCTTGCAGCTCAGCCGTCAGGTCTGCGACGGCCAGAGAGCCGTCTCGGATTGCTGCGGCCATCGTGGAGCCTGCCCTTGTGCCGAAGATCTCCGACGCGATGCTGGCGGCCTCTGCGGCCGTCCCGGCGTTTTTGATCTTTTCGTAGTACATGGCGAGCCCGTCGCTGGCGCTGATGCCCTCCTTGGCGAGTGTGGCGACGCTCTTTTTCATAGCGCCGAGCACTTCGTCGGTGTTTACGCCGGCCTTGTCGAGCTGGCCCATCAGGGCACTCGCCGTCTCGAAGGAGTAGCCCATCTCCTGAAGCTGCGGGCCGAACTTCTGCATATCTGCCATCAGATCCGTGAAGCCCATGCCCGTGCTCTGGCTAACCTTAAAGATGTAGTCCATAGCGCCGCCCATGTCGTCGGCGTCGATGTTCCACTGCTGGAAGGCTTGGCTCGACTCCTCGATCACGCTGCCGAGGTCGTCCCCGAGCATATCGCTCACTTGGATGGCCTGCTTGGAGATCTCCTGAAGTTGCGGGCCGGTGAGGCCGAGGCGGGTGTTGTAGTCTGCGATCGCCTTGCTGGCGTCCTCCATTGTGGTCGGGACGCTCTTATAGACGGCGTCGAAGTCATCCAGAAGCCCATCCAGCGCGTCGCCGGTGGCGCCGGTTCCGATGCGGATAGCATCAGCAGCGTCATCGAAGGACGCGCCGAGATCCTTCATGTACTTTCCAGCCTCGACGACTGCCTTGCCTGTCGCCACAGCGATGCCGCCCACGGCTGCACCAACGGCCAGCGCCTTCACGTTCAGGCCGCTGATTTTCTTCTGAGCCTGTTCGATGGCTTTGCCGAGTGATGGGTCGATGCTGCCGGCCAGATTGACGACCGCCTGCATCGTTTTTCCGTTTGCCATGTGCGTCACCTCCTTCTGATGTGTGGTTTCTTAAAGCTGGCCGCACGAGTCGGCCGGCTCGCTTGGAGCCGCTTGGCCTCCTCGACGGCCTCCCCGTATTCGGTCAGGAAGTCGGTCAGCCTTCGCTCTCCGAGGTCTCGCGTTGATGTGTGGAAGGCTCGGGCGTAGTCTCGGATTGCGCGTCGGAGCTGTCGGGGGTGTAGGGTTCCTCCGACTTCCCGGAAATAAAATCCCGGCCGATCCTCATAATCTTCATAACGTCGTAGCCGCGGACGCGCTCGAGGTCGGAGATGTCGATCTCAGGGTTGACCGCGATGATGGCAGCGAAGCCGAGGTAGAGGTGCAGGCCGTAGTCCAGCTCGGCCGCGCCGGCTGCGTTGCCATTCTTGGAGCCGCTGGCGCTCAGCTTTCTGGCGTCAGCTTCAGCAAACGCCTGTGCGGTGATCTCGCTGATGTCATAGGTCAGCTCGTTGTAGCTCTTGCCGTTGATCTGCACAGGGTTGTCGAGCTTGATGGTGTTCTTCATTGGGTGCGTCTCCTTTCGATAAACAGAGGGCGCCGCATAGGCGCGGCGCCCTTCAGGTTACAGCAGGCTGCGGATGTCCTTGGCGTAGTCGACGCCGCCGACGCGCAGGATCGTGTTGAGCTGGTCGATCAGCCAGTATTCAGCGCCGCCGACGTAGAGCTGGTAGCGGCTCACGGCAAACGTGGCCTCGTTCTCGCTGGTGTTGCCGGGATCCACGGAGAGGCCCGGGATGCCCTTAGAGACGCAGCGGAGGAACGCCTTGCAGCCTTCGGTCTTGGTGGAGCCGTCGGCGTACTTGACATCCTGCGCCCATCTGACCTCCAGCGTCT